AGAAGAAATGATCGATAAAACAATTATTGAAGAAGCTCAAGCTGGTGGATCAAGTCATAGTAGTTTCCTTCGAGAATATTGTGCTCGATTTACGGATGGTAGCGATAGTTATTTTAATGCAAAAAAGATGGAAGAATGCACCTTGAAATTAGGAGAAAAACCTCATACTCTTTTAAAAGGTGAATCATCTAAAAAATATATTCTTGGAATCGATCCTAATATGAGCGATAGTCCAAATGCGGATTATTTTGCTATGGCAGTATTAGAAATAGATGAAGATACAAAAACTTCAACATTAGTCCATACTTATGCTGGCTTAGGTAATTTAAAAAATCATGTTGCATATTTTCATTATATAATGACTCATTTTAATATTATATTTATCATACTTGATAATGCGGGTTCAGATGTATTCTTATCTAGCTGTAATGAATCAGAGCTATTTAAAAAGGATAAATTAAATATTAAATTATTGGATTTTAATTCAGATTTAGAGGGTCTAGATTATGATTTAATGATACGGGATATTAGGAATAAATACAATTTACAAGATGGTAGAATAGCTATTAATCAAGTATTTACTAGCAATTTTATTAGAAAAGGTAATGAATATTTACAAGCTTGTATTGATTATAAGAAAATTTGGTTTGCTTCTAATACTGGTGGTAATGAAGATTTCTTTAATAAAGTAATGAATAGTAATGCTAATTTAAGTTTAATCCGCACAGAAGATAAAAAAGATTGGACAACTTTAGATTTTATAGAAAATCAAGATGATTTCATATATCAAACTAAGAAACAATGTGCTTTAGTTGAATATACATCTACTAGCCGTGGTAATCAAAACTTTGATTTGCCTCAACATTTAAAAAGAAGTGCCTCTGCTAATAAAGCCAGAAAAGACAATTATTCAGCTTTAATGCTTGCAAATTGGGGGTATAAATGTTATAATGATATTATGTCTCAGCCAGAAATATTAGAAACTCCAACTTTTTCGCCTATAATGATTACATAAGGTGTAATAATTTATGAAAATGTTAAAAAAAGAACAAAATAAATCAAAAAAATCCAAAAATAATGATATTCAACCTCTAATGGTATCCGAAGCTAGTACTAACAAAATGTATGAAGCAAAAGCGTCAGATGATACAAGATCTAGAAGAAATCTAGCTGGAAATATAGTAAGAACTGAAAGATATAAGAATATTGATGATGGATTAATACCTTTTAAATACTCTACTGGTATTAAAGGCAGTTCAAATATCAATATTAGAGATGCAGTTATTCTTTGTCAAAAATGCTATTATAACTTTGCAATTTTCCGTAATACTATTGACTTAATGACAGAATTTAGTTCAAGTCACATATATTTTCAAGGTGGAAGTCAAAAAAGCAGAGATTTCTTTTCCGCGCTCTTTAAGAAGATAAATATATCTGACTTACAAGATAAATTTTTCAGAGAATATTATCGTTCTGGCAATGTATTTCTTTATAGGTTCGATACTCAAATTCAAGATTCTGATATAAGTAAAATCACTCAAACATTTGGCTTAACAAGCAAAGCTTCTGTTAGTTTACCAGCAAGATACATTGTTTTAAATCCAGCAGATATTCAAATTGGTGGAAGTATTAATTTTGCAGTTGGTAGATATTATAAGATTCTAAGTGATTATGAATTAGAAAGATTAAAGAATCCAAAAACAGATGAAGACAAGGAAGTATTTAATAGCTTACCAAAAGAAACTCAAAATCTAGTAATGCAAAAAGGCATAGGCATATTAAGTATTCCTCTCGAAAGAGATAAGATCGCAGCTGTATTTTATAAAAAGCAAGATTACGAGCCATTTGCTGTTCCTATGGGTTTTCCAGTATTAGAAGATATCAATTGGAAAGCTGAGATGAAAAAAATGGATATGGCTATTACAAGGACTATGCAACAAGCTGTTCTTTTAATTACTATGGGAGATACTCCTGATAATGGTGGTATTAACCAAAAGAATCTTGAAGCTATGAGAGGTCTTTTTGAAAATCAAAGCATTGGAAGAGTTCTTATTGCAGATTATACAACTAAAGCTGAGTTTGTTATTCCAGAAATCGGTAATCTTATTGGACCAGAAAAATACGAAGTCGTAGATAGAGATATTCAAATTGGTTTGAATAATATTCTTATTGGTAGCGAAAAATTTGCCAATACAAGTATCAAAGTCCAAGTATTCATGGAAAGATTAAAACAAGCTCGTCAAACTTTTATTACTGAATTTTTAGTTCCAGAAATCCGCAGAATAAGTAAAGATCTTGGTTTTAAAAATTATCCAGAACCAGTATTTGAAGATATTGATCTTAAAGATGATGTTCAATACTCTAGAATTTATAATAGATTAATGGAACTTGGCATCTTAACTCCAGAAGAAGGACTTAAAGCTATTGAAACTGGTAGACTTCCTACTAACGAAGAATCTCTTGAATCACAAGTAAAATATAAAGATTTAAGAGATCAAGGATTTTATCAACCATTAATTGGAGGAGCTCAAGCTGGAGGAGCAGGTAGACCATCTGGATCAACTGGAATTCCTCAAAGTACTAAAAATGTCAAACCAATCGGTCAAGGACAACAATCAAAAGCTTCTATTGAAGAAAAATATAGCGTATTAAAAATTAAAGAAAATCTTTCTAAAGCTCAAAAATTAGAAGAAGAAGTTGGCGCAAAACTCAGAGAAATGCATAATCTTAAAAAGATGAGCAATCAACAAAAAGAAATAGCAGAGCAAATTTCTCATATTATTATTGCTAATGAAAATCCAGAAAATTGGAACGATAAAATATCAGATTATATTTCTAATCCAGTAGACTCAAATGAAGACGCAATAAAAGAAATTCAAGAGATTGCTTATAATCACCAACTTGATAGTTATATCTCAAGTATATTGAGACATAGTAAAATTTAAATTTAAATTAATTTTTTAAATTAAGTAAACCAAACGTTAATTCCGCCAGATGGCGCGCATACAAAATCTTTATTGGTATTACTAGCTAAAGCAAGGGCCGTGTTATTCGCAATAAGGGTTGAAGAATCAAAAATTCTATCTGTTGTAGGATTTGCGTAAACATTAATTGCTTGACCTGCTCTATTTTTGACTTCTATTTCCATTCCAGCTAATGCAGCTGGAAGAGTCAATGCGCCATTTAAAATTCCAGCCCCAGTCACGATAACTTTATCACTTATAATTGTTGTTGAACTAGCTTGGGTTGTTACTCCTGCCCCACTATAAGTAAGTGTACTTTTTAAGAATTTTCCAGTAGCTAAAACTATATCAGTATAAGCATCTCCTAAAGTGGTATTTCCATTAACATTTAAATTTCCTGTCAAGGTACTGTTTGCGGCAACTTGTAAAGTGTTTACGAATGCTGTTCCCCAATTTAAAGCAGAACTTCCAAGGTTTCTTGTGTTATTTGTAGAAGGAATCAAATCAGAAGCAGCCCTTGCATTAAATGAGACTGTATCAGATGTAGCATCTCCTAATGTAGTATTTCCATTCACAGTTAAATCTACGTTTACAATTAAACTATCATCTGTTCTTAGAGTATCATTTGCAGAGCGATATAGATTTGCTAAATTTGCACCAGCACCAAATTCTAAAGCATCAGCAGCTGCTGTTGCATTTACAAGAGAAACTGGTCCAGAATTAATTGTCACTGTATCAGTTGCTCCATCTCCTAATGTTACATTTCCATTTACTGTTAAATCTAAATTTACAATTAAATTATCATCTGTTCTTAATGTGTTTGCTGCAGAACGATAAAGATTTGTGTCTGTACCAATTGTTATTCCAACATCAACAGTACTATCAGTTAAGTTTAAAGTATTTTTTCCATAATTTCCACTTACATTCCATCTTTGATTAGATACCCAACCACTAGCAGGACTAACTGTTTCATAAAGTATAACCTTATCTCCTTGAGTTGATTTTAATACAAGTCCACCTTCATCCGCACCAGCATCATCAGTAAAAGCACTGGTAGTATAACTTCCTCCACCAATTGGAGTTCCAGTAGCTACATTAAGCTCAATAGATTTATCTTCAGCAATAACTTGAGATACTGCAAATTGAGCAGTACTTCCATAAACATTTAAATTGCCAGTAACATTAAGATCACCATTAAAATACCCTGTTCCATCTAGTCTGATATTTCCACCACTTACATGCAATAATTGTACTGGATTAATTGTACCAATACCGATTTTGCCTTGATTAAAAGCTGTACCTTCTACTCTATAGTAATTCTCATGATATTCTGGAATATAAGACATAGTTACCTTTTACCTTTCATTTTATTACACCAAAAACCAGCCACTTCCATTACTTAAAAATTCATAACTAGCAAATCTTTGATCTATCATAAATCCAGTAAAGAATAAGTCTATTCTTTCTGAACCAGTAGCAAAGACCATAATATTACCTTGACCTAGATTTTTTACAGTATATAATACGCCACTATTTTGACTTACTGGTGGTAAATATAAATTAGTAGTTTTCATTATTGGAGTATTTATAAGAGTATATCTACCAGTTATAATTGCTGAAGTTGGATTGCCATCTAGGAATGTAATTGCTCTTCCTGCAATTCTTCCTGCTTCATGAGGCTGATAATCAAAATTACAATCTCCATTACAAAAATCTGGTTTTGCTATTACTCCATCTTTTATAGAAATAGAAGATATAAATCCACTAACATAACCACTAGCATAATTTATAGTTGGACTACCAATAGTATCCCAACCTAAATCAAATCCATATGGTTGCCATAAACCAACTTTATGAGTATAAGTTACTCCATCAGTACCAGTTATGCTTTCTGTAGTATTATTATATGGATTTGCACTTGCATTAGTACAATCTCCTTGAAGATCAGATGGTGTATAACACCACATGCTACCATCTAGATTTCTAACTGTAGCTTCTTGGAATATTCTTCCATGTAAAAATTGACCAGTTTCTCCAATGCCAGTAGAAAGAATTAAATCTCCATCTATTTTAAAGTTTCCGCCAGATACTATTGCTCTAATATCACCAGGTTGATTTATTTGAGAAGGATTATCTCGAATATTATCATATCTATTTTTATCATAGAATTTAAAGTAGCCACCTTCAGTTGCATCAAGTAAAACATTTCCGCTTCTTAAATGTAAAAGTTCTTGTGGATTTTCAAATGGAAGAGTTCCGCTAGTTCCTATTCCTATATTTCCATTTTGTAAAATTGTTATTTTTCCAGAATTATTAACGCCAATTTGCATAGCGTTACTCATATTATTTGGAGTTAATTTATAACCAGCATTTCCAGATATTGGGAAAACTATTTCATTTCCAATTATTGTTGATCCAGTTAATCCAGAAGCCATGAAATTTCTTCTGCCAAACATGTATCCAGAAGTATTTTGTCTTCCAGTGTTATAAGCTCCAATTGTAAATGTTTCTCTACCAGTTATTAAATTACTTTCACCAAAAATAAAATTATCAAAAGATGGATTTAATTGGTCTTCGGGTAATAGATAGTCTTCAAATTGTTGAAGGGAATTTAATCGATTTAATTTTCCATATACATATGATTGAGCAGCTCCAGTATTTAAAATATTATTGTCGCCATAAATATTATTTGAGTAACCAGAATCAAGGTTTCCATTTCCATAAAAATTGCTACTGTTATAGTTAAAATCAGGACCATATCCAATTATTCTATATAAATTTTTTATATAATTTCCAGTAGCCGATATAGTATTTGAAGCGCCATATATTCTTGATGAAGTAGTTCCAGAGTCTATAAAATTACCATCACCAACAATAAATATACCATTAGCTCCAGTATTTAGTTCATTACCATCTCCATAAATATTTATACTACCATTTCCACTTCTTACAGTATTCTGATCTCCTACAATATCAATAGATGAAGAATTAATAAATACAGAATTGCTATCTCCATAAATAGCAGAGTTTGATCCAGAAATTCTATTATCTGATCCATAGATTTTAGTATTCTGGTCATTTAATAAATTACCACGACCAAAAACATCTGTGCCAGTTGCTTTGAATTGATTTTCATTTCCATAACCAACTACTATACTATTAAAACCGCTTACTCTATTTCCACTTCCTAAAATATTATTATTTGCGCCAGAAGAAACATTTTCATAACCAAAAACATGAGATCTTGTTGCAGTTGCAGAAACTCTATTTCCATATCCATAAGTCGCAGAATCTGCGCCAGTAACATGATTGCCACTTCCATAAACGCTTAGTCCAGTAGCATGAGAAGTATTACCTCTTCCAAAAATATTACTATTTGATCCGCCTGAAGTATTAATATTTCCATATCCAACCACCATACTATTAACGCCATTGTTTCTATTTCCACTACCAACTATTACTGCATCTGCTCCAGAAGAAATATTACCTAAACCAAAAACATGAGACCGAGTAGAAGTTGGGACAACAGTATTATTATATCCATAAGTTGCAGAATCGTTAGCATCTATAGTATTTCCAGATCCAAATATGCTTGATCTATAGCTATCATTATTGTCGAAACCTAAATCATTTCCTTCACCAAATATATAACTTTTATATCCATTTTCGCCAATATCATTAGATTTTCCAACTATGGTAACAAGTGATGAACTTGTATTATTATTCCTTCCAAAAATACTTACATCATCTGCCTCCTGGCTAGTTGTATTTGAGTATCCAATTAATATATCATTAAAGGCATTATCAGCCATACTATTTGACTTGCCTATAAGATAATTATCTCCATTTTGTTCTCCCTCCTGATTACTTAAACCAAAAATATAATTATTACTTGTCTCGGAACGACTTATATTATTTCTTCCTATAATATAAGAATTAAAATTTTGACTATTTCCTAAATCACTATTATTTCCTATTAAATTTTCTTCTCCGAATATATAACCACTAGTTCCATTATTATCATTATTTTGTCCAACTGTATAAGATCTTGGCGCAGTAGCTATATTTCTTTCACCAACTATAACTTGTTTTTCATTATAGGATTCATTGATTCTTCCAACTATTGTTGTTTCAGAACTTTTTAAACTATTAGTATTATTTTTACCAACAATAATAGCTTTAAATCCGCTATTTAAATTATCACTTCCATAAACATCAGAATAGTATCCACTTCCATTGATTGTATTTCCTCTTCCAACTACATTTGAGAAATTTCCATAATGAGTTATGTTAATATCTTTGCCAAGAGAGATTATATCAATTCCAGTAACATTAGAATCTTTTCCTCCAACCCAATTTCCAGTTCCAGAAACAAATATACATTCACCAACTAAATCAGAATTATTTGCTGAAGCTTCGTTTCTTCTTCCTACAACAAAATTTCCACTTCCTCTTGTTAATATATTATAATCTCCATAGATATGATTTTCAACACTTGGTTTTTGTATTTTATTATAAGTTCCTGCTACAAAATTTATATCACCATATCCAGTATTACTATGACCATAAATTTGATTTGTTAATCCAGAGTTTAAATTTAATCTTCCATAAACATCAACTTCAATTCCACTAACATCATTTTCTAAACCATAAACAGAAATTTTTTCAAGTGCGCCGCTCTTTATTTTAATTAAATTATTTCTTCCATAGACTAAAGTATTTTTTCCACTGACTTTATTAAGGTCTCCATAAACTAATGAATTTGCTCCTGCTTCAGTACTATTACCAACATAATTATTTTCTCCTACAATAAATGATCCAGTTGAAAAAAGTAAACCACTATTATAATTACCAAATATTTTTACATCATTTGAATTTAATATATTATTATGACCATGAACATGATGATCTGTTCCAGTAATATAATTATTTTCTCCAACAATTGTGATATCGCTTCCGCTAACAAAATTTCCAGTACTAAAAATTCTATCATTATTTCCAAGCACATTATTTAAATCGCCAAATACTTTTATATCAACACCAGTTGCATTATTTCTAGAACCAAATATTTCATTTCTTGTTCCAGAGCTAACATTAAATTGTCCAATAGTTATAGAGTATAAACCTTTTGTATTATTTGTATGACCAAGATCTGTTACTCCAGAATTAAGACCAGAAATTATTCCAGTACCATTTAATATAAAATTTCCATCATAAAGTCTGATAACGCAAGATCCAGGATTAGGAAGATTAGCGTCGGTTCCTTTTCCACTTATCATTAAATTTCCGCTAATAAACCTATATCTACCATAACGATTACTTAAATCATCAAGAATATATGGATCTAAATTATGAGTAACAAAATATTGATCATTAGCTAGTCTATTTAAATTATCAAGAGTTACTTTATATGTAACTCCATCTTGAACTATAGGAAAAATATCCCCTGTTCTTGGGTATGGATTTTCAAATAACTGAGATATTTTCTTGTTTGCCATTAACTTTTCCTTTTACCTATAATAAATTTACACGTAAAATTAGTACAATACTTGAAGATTACTAACCAAAAGATCATTGTCTTCTTGGAGTATGTAATTTCCATCTACTAAACTTATAGTTGGCTTTGGAGATACTCCATTCCAATTTAGATTAATTGGACTAATTGAAGTAGAGCTTGCTGCATAATACATAGATTCATTATGTAATATGTGCCACGTATTAATATTCACTTTTCTTATAGCAGAATGACCAGCATTTGGATATGGAATTCCACCAATTTTATTCCAAACTAGTGTTGTACCAGTTTTTATATACTCTCCATTTACTTGGCTTGATCCTGCACCAGTCACGCTGATATAATTACCAGCACTTTCTGTCAAAATAAAATCTTCTAATTTTTGAATTCCTAAGATCCCAGCAAAAGCTATTCCTTTATTACAATTATAATCTTCTGGATCTATTTCTATTGTAAAATTAATTTTTGCTACTTTCTTTTCACCAATTTGATTTGAATAAGAAATCCCATCAAATTTACAATTTTGAAATTTATAAACAAAAGCATTAGGAAATCTATTCTCAAATTTACTAGATTGTTTTTGATCACTCATATTATAAATTACACTATTAAATTAAGTAGTTTTCGCGGTCTATGAGACATGATTATCATATATATTAAAACTCGCATTGATTATAAATGTCACAGAATTCGCAGCTCGCACCCTCGGGTGGAGGGCTACCCTGCTGACCTCCTCCGCCTTCCCAGAACCAACAGCCACTCCGACAAAATTCATCTTCGCCAATACTGTAACATTCAATCGGTTCTGAACCATTAGGTTGCGGGATGCCGCCCGAGCAAAGCCTACAGCAGTAATCAGGTGGAGGGCATGGGTCTGGAGTAGTTGTTGTAGTAGTTGTGGGAGGTTGAGCTGGACTGGGTGGGCCATTTTCAGTGCAATATACTGTTACGCTCATTCCGTCTGAATAAGTATAATTTGAAGTAAAGATATTGGTGCTTGGATTGAAGCTTGCTGAAGTATCATTAGTTCCTTGAGTTATTAAACTTCCATTACTACTAATACTTCCAAAAGCATATCCTCCACCAGGATATCCATTACCAAAATCATATCCTTGCATTATCCAAGAATAACTTTGATAATTTGCACCAAGATTAGGATATTGCGTATTAAAAATACTAGAATAATCAACAGTTCCACCAAATGGAACGCTATACCCATTTGCAAGAACAAGAGGATTACAATTTAGAGGTGGAGGTGTCGTTGTAGTAGTAGTTGTTGTAGTTGTTGTAGTTGTTGTAGTAGTTGTTGTAGTAGTTGTTGTATTTGGAGCGGGTGTTGTAGTAGTTGTTGTAGTTGGAGCGGGTGTTGTGGTGCTAGTAGTAGTAGTAGTAGTAGTAGTAGTAGTAGTAGTAGTAGTAGTTGTTGGGGCGCATGTTGTAAACGGATTTGCGGGAGATGGTATACCATCGTAAACGCAAGAATTTTTACAAGATATTAATACATCATATTCTGCGTCTTCTTTAATTAAAGATGCAAGATCATCATATTGATTATCACCCACAACCATATCTATCGAAAGACTTACTATTAATGGTAAATTAACTTCTCTATCTAAAGGAAGTTTATAACCTATAGCGTCCATGCTTTCTCTTGCCAAATCAAAAGAGAATTGATATCCTTGAACCTTAACATCTGATAAATCTAATCCATATCCAGAACCATTTATTTCGACAGTGATATCTCCAGGTTGTAATGCTGCTATCGGATTTTTTGAATCTAATTCAGATGGAATATTAAATTTTATACCAGTATTTGTTTCATAAGTTTTTGGATCAATGTATGGAGTATTTGCTCCACTTCCACTCATTTGAAATAACATATTTTCGGCAACATAATTAACTTCTGCAGTTACAAAATTTCCAACTGAGGCGCTTTGATTATAAGATGCGAGATAACAATTTCCAAATCCTATTGTTCTATTTGTTTGAGATCTTAAATGAGCGCTTCTTGCTATAAAAGTTTGATCATCTGGATTTATAAAGTCTTCGTATAAATTTTCGTTTTGGTTCTGTTTATCTTCAGAAATTGAAATAAAAATATTTCTTTTATCCTTTGTTGTCAGTGGCCAATATGGATCATTTGTTATACAATCATATTCATTGTACTCTAAAACATCAGTAATATATTCATTATTATCAAAATTATAATTAACATCTTCTTCTCCCCATCCAGTAATTTTAATTTCCTTAGATTGTATATGAGCTAAAGAAGTTTGATAACTTGTATCAATATTTAAAACATTTTCAAAAGATCCAACAATTGTAGAATCCCAATTTCCTGTAAAAACTCCGTTTGCATTGTTATAAGAAATATTTTCACTTATTTGTCCAACATTATTAAATCCCCATCCAGTAATTTTATTGTTTTCTAAAAGCGCAAGAGTATGAAACCATCCTGCATGAATTGATTTTACTCCAGTTAATTGTCCAACTGCAGTATTACTCCAATTTCCAATAAATATTCCGCTAGTATTATTGGAATTTGTTACTCCAGCTACTTGACCATCATCATTCCAACCCCATCCAGTAACTTTTCCATTATTTAAAAGAGCAAATGAATGCAAATGACCAGCGCTTACCATCTTTACGCCAGTTAAATTATTTCCACGCGAGGATTGAAGATAATCATTATCTCCCCAACCAGTCACCATTCCTCCACTTATATTTCTAATTGCTAAAGAATGATATCCTCCTGCAGAAATACCAATGATTCCAGTTAAATTATTTCCACCAAGAGCTTGTCCAGAAGTATTATCTCCCCAACCAGTTATTGTTTTATTTTTTAATAAAGCTAATGAATGATATGCTCCTGCGCTTATTCCGCTCGCACCAGTAATATTACTTACTGGAGTATTGTTCCAATTTCCAGTAAATAAATAATTACTATCATTATATCCAGTTGTTCCAACTGCTTGACCTTCATCATTTGCTCCCCAACCAGTAATTTTATCATCAGAAAGTATAGCGAGAGTATGCAAATAATTTGTGCTAATTTTTTTAATCCTACTTAATTTGCCTATAATAGTATCATTCCAATTTCCTGTAAATTGCCCATTTGCATCATTATAATTTAAATTGTTTGTTAATTGACCTTCTGTATTATCGCCCCAACCAGTAACAATTCCACGATTTTTTATTAAAAATGAATGATAAAAACCTGCTGCAACATCTACACCTTGACTAGACATATTTTCAAAATTGATAATTGGATTTATATTTTTTCCAACATAAAATGGAACATTTTGAGAAATAACATTTGGATTTGGACTTTGATCTGGCTGTATGTATTCAAAACATGGAGAACCAACACCAATTCCTTCTCCACGAGTAGAAAGTTGAGGATAATTTTTTGAATAATCTCTATTTAAAAATCCAGAAAATAAAAAAAGAGGATCTCCATTATCAGTTCTATAATGATACTTATCTCCTGTATAAGGATAATCTAATCTTGGGTGATTTATATTAAATCCCATTCTAGCTTCATTTCTTAATGAGGAGAGTATATAAGAAAACGAAAGGCTTACTTGAGGTTTATTTAAATGTATTCTATCAACAGAAGCCGCTTTGCCAATTTGATTTATAACTGTTCGATTTGTTGATATATCATAAGATATATTTTGTATTCTATCTAATCTTTTTAGAAGATTATGATTTCTTGGAAAGGTATTTTGATTCTTATCTCTAGTTATAATATTACTTATAACTCCTGGATTTGGGCTTATTGGTTGAAAGGTCTCATAGGTTACATAAGGTAAGTCTTCATAATTATTATTTAGACCACCAGAGTAATTAATAAAATGATAACCGCTTGCTGGACATGGCCCAATAAATAAATCTTCAACATTATAAATAACTTGATTTTTAGCCATGTACCTTATGCCTTTCATCTAAATTTACACCATAAATTAAAAATTTAAGTGTATTTATATTTAGGATGAATTATAATTCTGAAAACTACGGCTTTGAACAAATTAAAGCTGCTCGTAGAGGTCCAAAATCAGGTGCTCAAACCCCAGCAAAACCAGGTGAAAAAAGAAAAGGTTCTTCTCGCAATAAACCAGGAAGTGCTGGAACAAAAAGCGATAAAGCAATTGAATTTTCTAAAAAAGTAATTGAAGCTCTTAAAAATAAAGTAAAAGAACACAATAGTAAAAACAAGAAAAAAGTAACTCTTGGCCAATTAAAAAAAGTATATCGTCGTGGTGCAGGTGCATTTTCTTCTTCTCACAGACCAGGAATGAGTAGAGGTGGCTGGGCAATGGCTAGAGTAAATATGTTTCTTAGAATGATGAGTGGAAAACCAGTTAAAGATGCTTATCGTAAAGCTGATAGTGATATTGCTCGAGCATCATTAAATGATTATATAGTTGAAGCTTATTTTGAACCAAGTGATGAAGATTTCGCTCAAGCAGAACAAGATTTAAAAAATTATGATTTAAATGATTTTGAATTTAATGATATTAATGAATTATATCTCGATGATGAAGAAGATCGTGTAATATACGGTTTGGAGAATATATAATTATGAAAAAACATAAATTTGAATCAATTTTCGCAAATATTAAAATTCGCCCAGTAGTAAGCGAAGAGAAGGACAAATATCTATCTCTTGCCTCTATTAATAAACTAAGAAAATTTTTACCAGATATTAATACAGAGGATAATGTTGATCTTCTTCCTATTGCTTTTGATGCTTGCGTAGTAAATCGTGTTAATAAAAATGGTGATGTAATGGATGGAGCTACAGCAGCTAAAGTAACAAAGAATTTTGTTAATAAACCAATTAATATTGAACATAACCGTACTCAAGTTATTGGATGTATTGTGTCTGCTAATTTTAGTAAGTTTGGCTCAAACGAGAGTCTAGCCGAACTAGATGTTAAAGATATGAAAGCTCCATTTAATATTACTCTTGGTGGAGTTATATGGAAAGTTGTTAATAAAGATTTAGCAGAACAAATAGAAGAAAGCAACGATCCTACTAGCGAAAATTATATGAGTATTAGTGCTAGTTGGGAATTAGGATTTAATGATTATAATTTAGTAGTATTAGATAATGGCGAAAAGAATATTGAAAATGCTGAAGTTATATCTGATGCTAAAGAAATTGAAAAATATAGTGAAAAATTAAGATCTAATGGCGGAACAGGAAAATTAGATAATAATAAATCAATTTACAGACAAGTTCTTGGTAAAGTAGTTCCTCTAGGCATAGGATTAACTCTAAACCCAGCCGCTGATGTGCAGGGTGTAGCCGTACAAACTGAAGGTCCAGTTGAATTAAAAATCAATGAAAATCAAAGTTCAGAGGAACAAAAAATTGAAGAATTACCCTTGGAGGATAAGGCTTCAGAAAATAATATT